ACTTTGTACAAATCCTAGCACAGCAGTTGTAGCTGAAGCCCATATAGGCTCTAGCATTGAACCAAGCTCTTCAAAAGCACTCTTAGTCGCATCTGTAATAGAATCAAGCATCTTTCCTGATGTAGTGTAGGCTTCTGCATATGCACCGAAAGCTTTAGCACCTTCTCTTTGGACTATGTTTAATCTAGCTTGAGCTTCTTCAGTTGCGGTCAAGTCTGCTCTACCTTTTCCGAGGGTCTTTGCATACTCTCTATATTCTGTTCCTAGGTTTCCAATTGCGATCATACCTTCTACGGCTTCTGTTCTTCCTCTACTTATGAAGTCAGTTATCTCTCGAATTGATTGACTTGAGGATTTTCCAGCTACTGCACCAAGGTCTTTCATTGTAAGTACCAAAGCATTTACTCCAGTTACAGCTTTCCCTGTCCTGGCATCTACTCCTTCTAAACCTTTAGCCATTTCCATCAATCCTGTTCTTGCGAGGGAGGATATAACCTGTTCAGCCTTAATACCGTATGTGTTTGCATCTGCGAGGGAATCTCTAAGACCATCTAGCTCTTCTTGTGTTATACCTAGGTTCCTACCGAGGGTGTTTGTAGCCACTCTCATTCTAGTTAATTGCGATCCTGATGTCATAAGGCTCTTTCCGAGGTTAAAGACTGCTCCTACAATCCTTGTTATCACCTGGACTACCTTTTCGAATGTCTTTATTAGAATCTGTGCAATAAGCTGTGCTTTTGTCATTGCTCCAGTCATGTTTTTACCCATTCCAGCACTAACTCCATCGACAGAAGTTTTAACACCTGAGATACTATCTTCAATACTCTTCAATTGTTTATCAAATTGCTCCTGATTGGCTGTGAATATTAACTCCAGTCTTTCAAGTGTTTTCTTTGTGCTTGCCATTATCTATTGTTCCTCCTAACTTAAATGTCATAGACTCAGCAACTCTTTCCATTTCAATAGCTGTCATGACTCTATCTTCTTCTTGCTTAAGTTCTTTCGCTAGGTAAGGCTCTCTTGGGAATTTCTTTGGATCATTTACTCCTATTGCTATATAACGAGCTAGGTTGTAGTTCTGCATATCCTGTTCGATAGCTCTTTCCTTCGCCTGGTCTCTGTACACCTCGATGTACTTCTCAAACTGAGCAGGATCTATTTTGTTCCAGTAGGTATCAAGGTCTAATCCTACTTTGATGGCGAGCTCTTCTCCTTTTTCCCAGGCTTCGTAGAAGTATCCTCCAGAGGAGCTTCCTTCTCTTTGATCCACTTCGCTTCCTGGTACATTGTTGGCATCTCCTCCGCTATTCCCTTCGGAGATAAACCTTTTTTTAGTAAGATCTCCATCAGCTCGTAGTATAGGGCGAACATATCTCCTTGCTCTTCCATGTACTTCTCTATCCAGTGTTCCGTTTGGGTTTCATCAAATCTGAACCCCCTTTGTATCAATACGAAGATTGTGGTCATAGAATAGTTTCCTACCAGCTCTACGATTGACTTCTTACTCACTTGTTCGATTTCTTTCACAGTTCTAGGTGTGAATTGTATGTCGAGTAATTCCATTTTTGTTTATGTTAAATTTAATGTAGGAGGGCATTCTTCATACCCTCCTTAATCCCAATTAAGCACTAGGTGTTGCCTTTGTGAATACAGGCTTTCCTGAAATTCTTAAAGAACCATTAAAACCTCTTACTCCATTAACTTCACTCTCAGCTTCCTTAAACAGTTTTACATAAGCATTGAATTCCCATTTTGATCCTGATGGGAATGTAAGAACGAAAGCTTCCAAAGCTTGGCTCTGTACTAATGCATAAAGTGCTACTAGATCATCTTCATCAGATGCTTCTGTGTAGCCTGCGAATGAAAGTTCTCCAGCATCAAGACCACCTCCAATGAATTCTTTTCCTTCAGAATCTAAAGTAGTTGTCTCAATCTCCTCAGCTTCCAGTCCTATTTCACCGATGTTGGTAAGGTTTCTTATTACCAGATCAGCACCTTCGCTCCCAGATTTAGTCTTTTTTAGGATAACTCCTAAACTTCTTGTTTTTGCCATGGTTTTTAGCCAATCAAATTAAATCTTGTAGTGATGTGTTTCAGATTTTCATCATCTACTTCACTACTAAAGTCTAACACAAAATTATTTTCTCGCATATCCCCTTCTAGCAGACTAAGGATTTCTGTAGCTTCTAGCTTTGTATCAGCCCATATATCTACTACCACATCGATGTCCTGGTATGCGATCTCTTTGCTCAAGTCTATCTCCACCGAGTTGTTTTCGATGAAGTAGGTCATGCAAGGAGCATTTTCTATTACCTCGGGTCTGTTAGGGTACACCGAGACTCCTGTTTTTACGGACTTCAATATGTCATAGACATCCTTATTAGGTATATACATTATGATCCTTTAACCAATTTATGTATTTGCTTTTCTGCTTCTTTCTTCAATATCCAGTTTACCTTCTTCTCAGTATCAAGGAAAGCGGGGTGCATGAATGGGGTTGGTTTTCCTGAAACCATAAGACCCTTCAGCTTCGAAGTATCTATTCCATGTCTTTCAGCCCACTCCTTTATTCCTGTTTCGTTTCCATACTTATCTACAAATGGAACGAAGTGAGGAGCAGAAGTCCCAAACTCTACCCATTGTGCATACTCTACATTCGTATAGACTATCACACCGTTCTGGTACCTTCTTTTTAGGGCTTCAAACTTAATACTCTTCTTTAATTGTGAAGTATCTACACGAGCCTTGGCTCTAGCAGACCTTTGCACAACAATCCCTACATCCTTAAACCCTTGGCTCATGTCTAGTCTTTCTCTAATGGCACGAACCTTATCTATAGCTTTTTCTACATTCTTTATTCCTACGACCATATTTCTCCCATTAAGAAGTTATGTGTATCATTTGGAATAGCTTTGACGATTCTGTAATACCTATCCCTATATTCCCATATAGTTCCAAGTGCTACTTCTTCATCTGTAGTTATTGCTATATCTATGTTTTCTCTGATCCCATAAGCTTCCCTGATTTCATCCAGGTTACTAAAGCGAACATTACCAAGAATGGTATCTGTTGTTTCAGTAAGGGCTGTTATTTTTTCTCCGAAGTCGTTTTCAGTATTGGTTTCAGCCATCCTGGTTAACTCCTTATCGTAGAATGTGTTTTTAATAGCTTTTGTAAAGCCTTGTGGTATCTTCAATGACGGAAATCATCCTAAAGTTATCTAATTGCTCAGTTACCCCTAAGAATATTTCCCTATCCGTTGCTGTTGCGAGTGTTGTGGCGGTATCAGACCCGAAGGTTACTGATTGACCGTTATCATTCATACTCTTGATTTCTCTAGTGTTTTCCTGGATGTCGGTATATGTGTTACTTACAACAGTTGCTAGGATCCTTTCCATTTGTGGTGGAATAGGGCAATCGTGACCGAAGACCTGTCCTTCGTAGTTCGTGTTCTCTAGTATCTCAGCAGGGGTGTACCCAGCATGGAATAGGATATACAAATATCCATCTACGAGCTGTGTTCTATTAGTATAGTTCAAAGCTCTGTCTACTACATTCGCTACAATAAAATCTAAGTAGTCACCATCCTCGATAGTACTATTCAGGATCTTCGCATAGCTTTTTATTCTTTGGAGAATTGCATCCATTGTCTTAGTACTGAACTTAAGTAAAGGGGGCTATTACACCCCCTTGGTTTTACCTATTAAGCACTAGGAGTCACTGCATCTACAATACTTCCGTACATAACTAGGTCTGGCATTACTGCTTTTGTACCATAGTTAAAGAAGAATGTAATTGCTTGCTCGTTTGAGAATGGAACCTCACCGAACTTAATGTTGGATATGATGGAAGGCTGTGCGATTGAACCCATAGCCATAGCTATCATTTCCTCAGTTTGGTTTATGTTCTCCATTACGAATACACCGTGCAATGTTCCGATTTTTACTCCACCCTCTACTGGGTTTGGAAGTTCATCTATTTTAGCCTGGACTTCATCGTAAGCATCAGAATTCAAAGTTACAACGATCATACCTCTTGGAACACCATTTACATTACCATTTTTTACAGTAGAAACTGCTCTTACTATAGAATCGAATCTTTTAAGAACTGTATCGCCTTCTGCGGTTACCTCTGTTCCTTCATCCTCTGCTAAAGTATAGAACTCGTTATCTAAGTGGTTTTGGAATGCGAATACAACTGAATCAGCTCTTTTCTCTAACATACCATCTACACCGTACTGTCTTAAGTCGAAGTTATTAACCTCTTCAACTATTTCCTTTTCTTCATCAAGAAGAACGGTTACATAGTTATCCTTAAGTTTATCTCCTCTACCTAATCCTCTAGCTGTACCGTAATCTCTTACAGTAGAACCAATGAATCTGGAAACTTTAACACTACCCGATGCAGGGTCTCCAGAGACCTGTTTGTTTTTTGCTAATCCTGAGACGAGAGTTTTGGAAATCATTCCTGGAATCTCTGTGATTATTTCTCTAAGTTTAGCCTTATCGGTACCATTTGACTGGTATATACTAAATGAATCTTGCATTGTTGTTAATCATAAAAACTAAAATACCCCGAAAGGATTTGTGTTTTCTGATTTCTTCTCAGGTGGCTTGTTTGCTGGATCCTCATTGTCATCATTGCCTTCTAGTTTCTTTTGGACTCCTTCTTCGATTGATTTTTCGTAGGCTTCCTTTAGGACATCGATCTTCATGGTTTGCTTCTCTAAGTCCACATCCACAACAAAATCTACTAACTTGATTGGTATTTCTAGTTCATCAAGTTTTTCCTGTGCCTTGATCTTGTTTTCCCTTACGGTAATTTCAAGATCTCTTTCCT